AAAGCATGATTAAAAAGTCTTTTGGTAAAGTATTAACAGGAACACTTCAAGATGTATATGAAGTACCTACAACAAAAACTACTCAATGGGTATTGTTATATATTACTAATACATCAGGGTCTAATGGGACAGTAGATGTTAATTTTTATGATGCTTCTGAAACTGCAACATTACCTGTATTATCTGGGTATACTATATCTGCTAAACAATTTTTCCAGATAGGTGAAGACTATAATTCATTTATTAAAATGGAAGCAGGGGATAAAATAACAGCTTCTTCTACACAAACAATGACATTGTTAATGTCTGTAATTGAAGAAGACATTACAGTACAAGGTGGATGATTCTCCTTGTACAGGTGTCTGCCGTATAGTAGACACAACAGGTGGAGAGCCTAGATGTATTAGTTGCTATCGTACTTATGAAGACTTAGATCAATGGTTGGTTATGTCTAGAGAAGAAAGAGTACGAAGAATTCAACAATTACAGCTAGAACGCTTGACAAATTAATAAAATTGTGCTATAATGTTAATATAATTAATAGGAATTAAAAATGACTTATTTAGAAGTAGTTAATAAAGTTTTAGTAAGACTAAGAGAAAATGAAGTAGGATCTCTTACAGAAACTTCTTACTCTAAACTTGTTGCTGAATTAGTTAATGTAGTTAAACGAGAAATAGAAAACTCTTGGAATTGGCATTGTTTAAGAGAAACTCTTACTGCTACCACTTCTGATGGTAACTTTAACTATGTGTTGTTTGGAGCAGGAACTACTTCTCGTATACTAAATGTATACAATGATACTGAAGACATACAAATGCACCCACGTTCAGGTGAGTGGTTTGACCAACAAATGCGAATGGTAGATACTGTTCAAAAAGATGCTCCAATGTATTACAATATTAATGGTGTATCTCAATATGGTGATATGCAAATGGATTTTTATCCTGTTCCTGATGGTGTATATAATATACGTATTAACATTGCTAAACAACAAGACTACTTAACTGACGCTTCAGAAAGAGTTTTAATTGATCCTCATTTATTAATTGAAGGAGTGTTAGCCAGAGCTGTAGCAGAACGAGGTGAAGATGGTGGCATGCCAGATCAAGAGTTCCGTTATAGAGCTATGTTGTCTGATTTAATTTCGATTGAAGCAGGACATAGACCTTTTGAAACAATTTGGTCAGCTAACTAATGCCTACTGCACCATTACAGACACTAACTGTATCTGCTCCTGGTTTTCTTGGATTAAATACTCAAGACTCTGGAGTTAATTTAGAAAGTGGCTATGCTACTATTGCTACTAATTGTATTATAGATAAGTTTGGTAGGCTTGGTGCTAGAAAAGGTTGGGACTTACAAACTACTTCAACTCCTTTAAGTACTGATGCTTATATAGAATCTATCTTTGAGTTTAAAGATGTTGATAGTACTGTTACTTTTTTATCAGGTGGTGATGGTAAATTATTTAAAGGAACAACTACTCAAACTCAAGTACAAGTTTATTTAACTGATGAAACAACTCCAGTCGTTACGTCTTTTACAGGAAATCGTTGGCAGTTTCAAAGTTTATTAGAAGGTACTGGAGAGACAGCTAGGTCTTATGCTATAGCAACTCAAAAAAATAACACAGCTTTAGTTTATAGAAGATCAGGACCAAGCTATACAGGACCATATATTTTCCAACGAATTGGAACAGACTATGGTAATAAACCAACAGGAGTAACTACATTTGATCCTGATTGTTGTTTAAGTGCTTTTGGTAGAATGTGGGTAGCTGGTTTAAATAGTAATCCTTCTACAATTTATTTTAGTAAGATGAATGAACCTGCTAACTTTAGTGATTCAGGTTCTGGTGTACTAGATATTAGTACTGTTGTTGGGGGCAATGATTCTATTGTTGCTTTAGCACAACATAATAACTATTTAATTATCTTTTGTACACATCATATTGTTGTATATTCAGGAGCTATTTCTCCTGCATCAATGCAATTAGCAGATGTTATTAACGGCATTGGATGTATAGCTAGGGACTCTGTACAAGCGACTGGTACTGATTTAATCTTTTTATCTCGTAGTGGGGTTAGAAGTTTAAATAGAACAATACAAGAAAAGTCTTTACCAATGAGAGAATTATCTCTTAACATTAAAGATGATTTATCAAGTTATCTTGCAGTAGAAACACTTACTAATATACGAAGTGTTTATTATGAAGATGATGCGTTTTATTTAATTACCTTTCCAGGTTCTCGTATTATGGTTTACTTTGATTTACGAGTACCATTACCAAATGGAGCAGCTAGAGCTACCACTTGGAAAACAGACGATGGTACATTATTTAAAGCCTTTTGTAATACAGAAACTAGAGAACTACTATTAGGTGTTCCTAATGGTATAGCTAAATATTCAGGATATTTAGATAATACTGCTACTTATGATTTTGAATATTATACTGCTGCTTCTGATATGGGACAACCCACATCAAATAAACTGTTAAAAAAAGCAGAGTTAATGATTATTGGCAGTGGTGAACAAGACTTTACCTTTAAGTGGGGATATGATTATACACTTAATTTAAGCTCTCAAGTAATTAATAGAACTTTTGGTGTTACTACTTTGTCTCGTTATAACATGACATATAAATATAATCTAGATAAATATAACACAGTAGGACTTGGTGTTCAACCAATTAAAATTGCTTTAGGGGGTTCAGGTAAAGTTATACAATTTGGACTTGAATCAACTATTAATAGTGAACCTTTAAGTATTCAAAAAATAGATGTATATCTTAAAACAGGGAAGATAATATAATGACAGCATATACTAAATCAACAAACTTTTTAGCAAAAGACTCATTACCAGATACTGATCCAAATAAAATTATTAAAGGTTCTGAGTTTAATACAGAATTTAATAACTTACAAACAGCTGTAAATAGTAAAGCTGATGCTTTATCTGCTGCATTATCAGGTACTCCTACTGCTCCTACAGCTACTACAGGTACAAATACTACGCAAATAGCTACAACTGCTTTTGTAACTACAGCAGTAAACAATGGTTTTCCATCAGGTGGTATTATTATTTGGTCAGGAGCTTCAACAGCAATTCCTAGTGGATGGTATTTATGTGATGGTAATAATAGTACTCCAGATTTAAGAAATAGATTTGTTGTAGGTGCTACTGATACTTATAATGTAGGAGATACTGGTGGTAGTAATAGTGCAGACCATTTACATACTACAGGAGACCACACACTTACTATAAATGAAATTCCTTCTCATGACCATTATGTTCAGTATGGAGCTACAAACACTAATACCACTTGGCTAGAAGGTTATTCTTTTAATTCGGGTGGTAGTGTTCCAGTAGATGAAAAATATGCAAGTACCTATACTAATGCAGAAGCTAATAGAGCAAATTCAAGCTCTGTTGGAGGAGATGCTGCTCACAATCATGGAAACACAGGAACTGCTACAGTAGATAATAGACCTCCATACTATGCACTTTGTTACATTATGAAAGCTTAATGCAAGATAAAGATATACAACGATTTTTAGAAAAGTCTAGAAGTGAGTATTTAGATACAACAAATTTAATAGAAAATGAACATGGGTTTATGAGCTGGAAAATAGATGGTGATAAGTTTGTATGTATTAATGTCTATGGTAATGGTAAGTATTGGGATAGTTTTATGAATGAGTTAGCAAAGCAGTTTAACTGTAAAACTATATTAGGTGGAACTACTCGTAAGAGTTACAAAGCATTTGTAAAGAAATATAATTTTAAACTTGTAGGCTATATATTTGAAAAAGAGGTAATCTAATGGGATCACTAATAGGAAGTATAACAGGAACAACTAAGGCAGCTAAAAGGGCAGCAGAAGAGCAAAGACGTGCTGCTGATATGGCTAAGTATAAACCTTATGATGTAGAGGGATCATTTTATGGTGATGTTGCTTTTGGTCCTGATACTGTAAGTTATGAACTTAGTCCAGAGCTACAAACTTTTAGAGATTATTTTTATAATCAAGCTTTAGGTTTTCAACCTACTGCTGCTGAACAAAGGCTGTTTAGTGATATATCTCAAACAGGAGCAGATATATTTAGACGTGGTGCAGAAACTGATATAGGCACTGCTGCTCAAGATTATTATAATCAACAGTTACGACTTTTACAACCAGAACGAACAATGGAAGACATTCGTTTAAGAGAGAACCTTTATGGAACAGGTAGAGGTGGTTTAGGAGTATCTTTAGGTACAGGTGGTTATGTTAATCCTGAACAATATGGTGCTTCACTAGCAAGAGAGATGGCTAATTTAAACTTAGCATCAACTGCTGAGGATAGAGCTAGACAACTACAACAACAAGATATATCAATGGGTACTGGTCTCTTTGGTTTAGGTAGAGAAATGAGCCTACTACCTATTACACAGGCTGGTAGTTTACTTGATATGGCTAGTGGTGTAGAACAAATGGGTATGATGCCTTTACAATTAGGAGCAGACTTAGGTAGTGCTGCACAGTCAGGACGAGTAGCTCAAGCTTCAGGATATGGTCAAGCTGCAAATACAAGATTGAACGCTTCTTTAGCTAACGCTGGTATGTTTACTAATTTACTAGGACAAGCTATGACAATACCTAATTGGGGTGGACAAGGAGGAGGAGCTGCTAATCAAGCTAATATTGGTGGTATGCAAGGACCTGGATGGTCTACACCAATTCCACAAAATCAAGGATTTTGGAATTCTATGAGAAACTATTTTAATTAGGGGCAATAATATAATGGCAAAAAATATTGTAGGTGGATTATTTGGATTGTCTCCAAATCAAATTATGGAGCAACAACGAGCTGCTGAT